ATCTTCTTTAAAGTTCTCCCAATCAATAACCTTAGGTGTCTTTGCAAGAAGCTCTTCGTATTGCTCTTTAGTACAATCTTCATAAGGAGCTTGTTGATATGTATGATTAGAGTGTGGTAAGAAGGACACACCACTGATCTCATCAAAGTATTTCCATACCCACGCACCTACTTCAACCCAGTCCTCATCTTTAACAGAGATAGTTACTGAAGGTTTATGTTCACACCAGTGACGTTGATAGATTAACCAATTATCTAACTGTTCAATAGAGTTCTTATCATTTCTAAGAATAGCACCTTTAGGAGCCATCATTGGGAATGAGAACACTGCTGTACTATCAGGTCTAAACACTTCATCTTCTACAGCTACACCTTTTTCTTTGAGGTAGTTATAGATTGGATCCTTTTTATCCATGCGTATGCGTCTGATATAAAAGTCATTGTGACGAGCATGGATACCACTAGCGGAATCAACCAACTGCGATACAGTTCCTGAAGGCTTAACACAAGTGATAGAAGCAGAAGATGGTATGTCAAATTTCTTAGCATACTCTTCATTTGTTTGTCTAGCGACATCTCTTAACCTTTCTAACATCTTAGGATCAGGATTACTTGTAATCTCACAATCCATAATACCAGTTAAACTAACACCAAGAAGTCTTTCTTCTTCTGTATTCTTCTTCCATTCAGAGGATAAGAATTGGAAGTTAGTTAAGGTTGATTGAATTGTACCGAGTATTGTTGCGAGTCTAACTTTCTTGACAAGTGAAGGCTCGGTATCAGTTGCTCGTACAACCACTTCCGTAAGGTTGCAGAACTGTTTATCACGCAAGATAATTTCTGAGCATGGATTGGTTCCGTAACTGAGAGTTGGATCTCGTCTTCCCCACTTATTTGCTTGATTTTGAGCAGCAATACGATTAAAGATTCCACGTTCACCTGACTTGGATTTAACCAAAGATAGCCACTCTTCCATGAAAGTTTCACTATCTGGTCGCTCTGTATAGGCGACTGAGTTGTTTGCAAGTCCTCTGTGTGAATTATCATTATACCACGCTCCCATTTTAGCTTCACGCATACGTCTGTCAGTAAGATTTGATAAAGAGATAAGTGCTGATCTACGAACACCACCTACTACTACAATCTCACCAATCATACACATAATATCGTGTACTTCAATTGAATTTAATTTACGACCTACAGCTTGTTTAAACGTCTCTACTACAAAATCAAATAATTTCTTAAGAGGTTCAGGACCACTAGCACGACCACCAAATACTCTAAGTCTAGCACCAGCTGGACGAACTTTACTGAAATCAAATGTAGGAATATCACCTTCCCATAGAGAAGATAAAAGTTTCTTAAATGCTTTAGCCCAACCTAGTTTGCTATCCTCTACGAAGATAACATCATCACAGTATTTTAATTCAGCAGGAATCTCAGGAAGTTTAGAAATCTCTTGACGTTCACAAGAGAATCCAACTCCTGTACCGTTCATGAGTATATATAAAGCTTCACTAAAAGCACGTTTATTATTAATAGCAAGATAGCTACAATTATAAGCAGCGATATTATCTCTTTCACAAGCTTCTCCAGCAGTCATTAGTAGTCTCATGGAAGGCATAACTTCAAGACGTTCTACTGATTGTCTCAAGTCAGTCCATGTTTTTTCATCTAGTTCTACCTTAGTCTTTAGATACTCAACTAATCTAGACACAGTTTCATCCCATGTCTCACGTCTATTCTTTTCAGGTATAAAGCGAGCATATCTGCTCATAGCAATTACTTCTTGGTAAACACTTGGTAAACTACTCATATATATCGTATTCCTCTTCTTCGTTATCAATCTCTTTTGCAAGAGCCTCTAAGTTATCTTCTATTTTGTCTTGGAACTTCTCTACTATTTCTTCTGAATTTATGTTAAGTAGTTCTAGTAACATAGTTTCATCATACTTCTTTAAGTGTTCACATATTTCTTCGAATGTTAATTGCATTTGTCATCTATTCTAGAAACTCGTTGAACTTCACCACTAGATTTATTTAATTCATATTCAGGTAGCATATCTTCAGTTGAAAGTTTTTGTTCCTTAATTCTCTTTCCGAAAATACGATCCCAATTGTCTTGTCCATCCTTGGATAAAGGTTTTGACACGAGCCTTGCTCCCGTGTGATCGTTTTGACTTGCCATGTTCTAACTCCTTTAATAACTCAACATAATGTATAACTTTGTCCAGATCTTCTAGACCATTTTTATCTTTCCATCTACAGATATACTTTATCACATTACCTTCTATAAATGGAATATTATTCTTTGTAATAAATTCGATAGGTTGTATCTTAAACTGCTTGTAGTGACTACCACTTACTTGCTTATCAAGTGCACTCATTCTTCCTCCGCTTCATCATAAAACTGTTTAAACATAAAGATAATTAATACCCATAAAGGTAATGTAAGTATTATATGTAAAACGTATCCAATAAACTCTTCCACCATAATATTATACCTTGTTTAAACAACTTTGTCAATGAAAATGTTCACGATTTAACATTAAAGTTTCACATATTTCATCAGATAATTTCTTAAACTTTTCTTCATGCTGATTGTAATCCGTATGTCCGTTATAAAACAAATACAAGTGAACCATCTCATGAAGTAAAGTATCACATAACATATAGAAGGTATTGTTTTCAGTACTGATTTGTATCCTCATTGGATATGGAATAAACAATCCATAGCAATCATCAGCATCAGTAATCTCGAAGGTTACTTTTCTAGCTGGAGGCATACGCAAACCACAGAAAGGAGGAAGTGTTATATAACAATCATATAACTTACGAAGGAATCTTTTATCTAGTATTTGACTCATAATCCAATGTTAGCCTCCACTAAAAGTTTACTATCATACTTCTTTACATTAGTAACTCTCTTAATATTCTTTTCGTCAGCAATCAAAGGAATGATCTCTACGTTATGTTGCTTATTCTTGAGGTCTTTAAACCAGGAAAGTTCAGTTGGCTCACTCGTAAGTATACCATACCAAACTAAGTTGCCTTTACTGTCAAACTCTCGGATCAACCAGGCTAAGGGCTTCATACATTCACCAACTTTAGATCACCTTTAACTTTCAGATTTTTGTTATCTCTGAACCAATTACCACAGCTACGGCATTGATATCGTTGATATTTGCCTGCCGAAGTCATGTTATACCCTCTTCGCTGGAAATTCTTAGAGGTACATGTAGGACAACATAGGTCAGTACCTTCAACTAGATTACGGTTAAGATGATTCTTGATCCAAGGTTTAAAGCGTTCATATACTTTCTCAAGAAGTATAACATCATTTTTATTATACTCTTCCATTTTCTTCCAAGCCTTTGGAATACCTGCCATACACTGTACCCATAACTCATGACCACTGTGTTCAGTTTTCTTACCAAGCCCAAGCTGTTGAGCAACATAGTCTAACTTGTTAGATACAAATCTAAATCTACCTTTAGCTACAGTAAGTAAGTCAATCTCTTTGAATGGTGCTGGTGGAAACATTCCATGTAATAGGAACTCTTTATTAAGTGATGGTATATCGAATCGTTTACCATTATAATGTATGACTGCATCTGCTTCATCAAGAAGCTTATGGATACCTTCTAACATTTTCTTATCGCCTGATTTTTTAACAGAATCAAAGACCATCTTCTTATCACCTAACCACTTAGCTGCATAGCACAGGACATACGATGATTCTTGAAGCTGGTTGATACCAATGTTCTGATCCCAGATACCCCACACATGAGCTACATTCGGAGCCATCTCTATATCTAATAATAATATCTTGCTCATTCTATTCCTCCTTAGAATAAATCCAATTAGGATTCCACATCTTACGATGTAAATCTGTTTTAAATCCGTCTTCTTTTAACATCTTTTCAAACTTCTCTTGCTTATCTTTTGGTAATGCCGATGGATACTTTACGTTTTTATCAATCACATACTCATAGGCTGAGTACGTAGCTGACAATGGTGTGTACATATTATCTAGATTTATAAAGTCCATTATGATATTTTACCTCCATTGTTTATGTAGTAATCAAGTTCATCTTGAGCAGATTCTTGATCTTGTAGTTGAATAGTACCACTGTGAATCAACATTTCAATAGCCAAGTGTATGAGATATTCGGCTTCTTCATCAGTAACACTAAACTGAAAGTCGTAACCTCCATTTTCATTTTTCACACAGTTTTTGATAAGCACTTAGCCAGTCCTTTCTGAAGTCTAACCATAGAAACCCTTGAGCTTCAGCCCACATAGCATAAGTTGTTTTACTTCTTTTAGTTAATTTGTTATCAGGATTTTGAAATAGAAATATAATAATAATGTTAGGATTGCACTGTTTAAACCACACCATTTTCTTTCTAGTCTCGAGATCAAGCTTACCCTTAGCTTCAATAAATACATTCCTACGACCAGTTTTAAAATCAGGAGTGTAAGTTCTTTCTTGCTCTGGTTGTACATATTTGTATTTAGTAGGTTCATATTTAACCGTTGGGAATACTTTCTTTAAAGAAGCCCAGACTTTCTCTTCTAGTTTACTTTTGAATGTTGGCATCAAATCTCTTTTTCCAATCGTCATCTATAGATCGAAGGATCCATAAGACTCTTGCGTTCATAATGAATTCATCATCATTACCATATAAGTTCCTTACGATATTGAACATCTCTTGTTCTGACTGGCAACCAGCAAGCATAACCTTTGCCTTCTTCTCACCAATCTTTTCAATACCTTTTATGTTATCTGAAGTATCACCTTTAAGACATTGTTCGTAGAAAAGACGAAGACCCTCGAGTTCTGTTTGTTCAACAAATCTGTCAGGTCTTGTCCAACCTTTACCACTAATTTCCCAGGAGAAGTGAGAACCTGGTACTTGTAGTAAATCTTTATCTAATGTACAAATAATTGTTTCATTAGTTTGGTTAATTGCTAGAGCATCGTCTGCTTCTAAACCATCAGGAGCATACTCTGCGTTTAACTTGTCAAGACTGTAGTTGCGTAAAGCTTCTAGATGTACAGGCTTAGGCTGAGTTCTATTAGCTTTGTATTCAGGATAAACTTGTTTCCTAAAATTAGTACTACCAGTTAGAAAAGCTCTATAGCTACTAGCCCCAGTCTTAGCGAGAATAGTATCTACGAGCTCATCTAATCGGTATATCGCAATACCTAGATCATCGTGTTCTGCCGAAGCAGCACATCTAAAACACAATAAGTCCTGATCAAGTAAGGCTTGCATTAAACAGGAATATCATCCTGCATGCTGTTAATTGCATCAACACCAGCTTGTTTACCAAAGACATACTCTTCAAGTTGTTTAGCTACTGATAATACATTTTCTACTTTAACATCATTACCATTTGACTTAAGTAAATCAATGGCACTTGAGATTGAACTCTGACGAACAATATAAACTTGCTTCTTAGCTCGTTCTTCAGGTGTCTCATAGTTAGAACCAGTGACTCGTGTAGCAGAGGCTTGTGGCTTACCTGAATAAGCTTGTGGTGGAGTTGATGGTGCTGAACCTGCTTCACCAATACTTACCCACTGCCAATAACCTGCA